GATCACGCGCAGATGCACGATCTTCAACTTCAGCTTTGAATAAACCTTCATTGTGTGCCATTTCTGCAATGCGTGCGCTTGCTTCTGCTTTTTGAGCCTCAGTTGCATCTGGCCAAATGCGATCAACAACTTTGCCAGCGAATTCAAGACCAGCGGTAATTGGATCAAAACCCATAATCACATCTCCAAAATTGCTGCAATGCGGCGCGACCAGCCTTTTGCATTTGCTGTCCAATTGGATAAGTTTGTCATAAAACGTAGACGAGCGCCAATCATCTTTTGTCGCACAACTTGTGGTGCAGCCATATTTACCGATTGGCGAGTCATTGGACCGATTACGCCATCTGCCTTGACACCAACAGAGGCTTGCAACCATTTGATTGCCTGGCCAGCACCAGAATTGACCGCAGCATCAAATAATGGATATCGGATGCTATCTGGCATGGAATCACATTGGCAAGCATCCCAATATTGCTTGCGATAGACTGATTTAGCAAAATCTAAAGTTAAATCTTGCATTTGCCCATTGTATCCATTGGCTCTGGCTACTTTTTCCGTGATGCCATATTTCGTAGCACCGCCTGGATCGTCTGAAAAAGGTCTATGAACAAAACCGCCTTCGTGACTAATTAACAGATCAAATGACTGATCAAAATTCATTGGTGGCCTTTAATGATTTTTTCAATAACAAACATTACAGAAGCGCCAATAATAAACAAAACACCACGATCTATCCATGCAGTTGTTTTATCGTTCAATGGGGCTTTTTGCTCAAGTTGGTAAACCCTTTGTTCCAGCTTAGAAATAGAATTAAATGCACGTTCTTGTGCTGCGTTAGCAGTTCCAATGCGTTCTTCAATCAAAGCTAATTTCATAATAGCTTTGGTTAATTCATTCATAGAACCTTTAATTTCAGCCACATCGCCATGCAATGTTTCAAGTTTCAATGAAAGAAGCGACAAATCACTTGGAGTCGTAGAAGATCGACGTTCAGTTCCATTCCAATCGGCCATCTTTAACTCCAAGTGATTATGCAATAGTAATTATTCTACAATAACTTCATCCTGCTTTTGCAAGCGTTCCTTCAGAAGCTGGATAAATGCTTGCTTACCAACATTTAGCTGATCAAGATTAAATGCCGTAGAAGCAATTTTGCGATCCAAGTCTGCAACATGATTCAGAAACACTTGCTGTTCCTGAGTCATATCTTCATATTTGTACTCAACATCGTCAATTACGATAGGCGTTGTTTTTTTCTCGGCCATTTCGTTACTCCTTTATAAAATACTACCCATTAAGCCCAGGGTAGCGGTGGGCGTACAACTGGAGGATTCTTTTGGTCAGCGATTTGCTGTGCTACGTTAGCTTCGGTAGCGGCAACAGTTTCTTCACCAAGAGCATCTTTGACCCAACCAACTACTTGTTCTTTGGTCAGGCTTTCGTACGGGGTAAACGGCGATTTTGCATCAAGAGTTACACCAACCGAGCCATAAACTCGGCCAGAGTATTCACCTTCTGTTTCGGTGCAATCCCAATGAATCGTGAAAACCACGTCTTTTTCACCATCAACTTCGGGATAACAGTCCATTTGAGATACATTCCAATTTGCCATGATTAGGCTCCTTTAAGTGCGTTAGATTTACTACGATTTTCTTTAGCGGTGATAACTTGTAGATTCCAAGGAACGTGCAAGCCTGATACCGTTTCACCTTGCAACGGCACGATATGGTCAACATGATACGGCTCACCCATAACCTTGCTGCACCATTCAGCCAAAGCATATTCAGTTTCAATTTGCTTAAACTGTTCTGCCGTTAACCAGTTTGGTGTACGGTTTTTCTTTGCCGTGTACCGTTTCATCCATTTTGCATTAACCTTTGCTCGGTTGTTTTCACGGTATTCAACAAAGTATTGAGCGTAGCGTTCTGCGTTAGCTTCTCGCCATGCAGCAATAGCAGCATTGCTCTTTTCTTTGTTGTTATCGCGCCAAGACTTAGCGGTTGCTAAACGGCGTTCTTTATTGCCTTGATTCTTAATACGGTTACGCTTTTTTTCGCAAACAATGCACCAAGACGCATAGCCCGATTTGTGTGTCGAGCTTGCGTAGAAAGCCTCAAATGGCTTTACTTGGTTGCAGTGTTGGCAGAGTTTCACGGATGCGTTGCCTTATAAGCATCAAATTCAGCTTTAAGCTCCTGAATAGCTTTAGTAAGTATAGCAATCATGTTGCCTTCAGCAATACCAAGGAACTTCTCTTTTTCACCATCTGGCAAAGTAACTTCGCTCTCTTTTATCAAGCTATTTACAAACGGTGCGTCAGCAAAAACTTGTTGCACTTCTTGAGCAATAAAGCCTACTGTTGGCGTTTCCGTATCAAAGTTGTGAACTTGGTGATGTTTCCAGTTAAATTGAACCGGATTCAATGCAGTAATAATATCGAGCGCACCAGTCAGCGGCGTTACGTTTTCTTTGTAATTAGCGTCAGAAGTTGCAATCGTGCTGCTGGTAGCAAAGATTTGGCTGTTAACTTGCAATTTGTACGAACCATTGGAACTTGTGTAGCCGATTAACAAGTTACCGCTGGAGTCGATACGCATACGCTCTGTGCCTTCTGTACCAAACAGAAGATTTGGAGAAGTGCCCGCATCTCTTGTAACATCTAATACGCCATCAGTACCTGACATACGCATACGAATTTGCTGCTGGTTTGTTGCGTCTCCATTAAGAACGGTAACTCCTGCGTTTGCAGCGTTAAAAAGTCCACTACCAATAACGGCTAGCTTCGCACCAGGCGAACTCGTACCAATCCCCACGTTGCCGGAGGAGTCGATACGCATACGCTCGGAACGTGAATTAGAAGCTCCGGCATAAGTATAAAATGCCAAAGCACCTGATGTGGAAACTCCAGAATCTAAAACAGCACCAATACCGGGAGCAGAGTTCCAATACCCAGAGTTATCAAATCCTATACCGCCTAAATATAATTGAGCGCCATCAGAACCATTGTTTGTGTAAAACCCTACGTTGCCGTTTGCTTGAAGTCGAGTGTTTGGTGTTGATGTATTTATCCCCACGTTACCGCTGGAGTCGATACGCATACGCTCGGTGCCTGACGTACCAAGGATTAGCGCAGTTGATTCTCTGTTATAAACGTATGCGTTGTTATCACCGCCAAGGCCAACAGAGAAACCATCTGTAGCAGTTGAGCCTGTATTAGCATTGCTAAAATGAGTAAATGACGTAGTGCTCCCGTAAACTGCTATGCCGCCATAAGGAATTGAAGTTGTACCAACACCCAAATTCCCACTAGCATCCAGCGTCATCGCTTGGGTGAAGCTGATAGCGTTGCCTGCTGTGCCGGAGGGGGCTGTGTACCATTGGTGTTGACCAGCGGATTGAACATACATAGAAGCAGCATTGCTATTTTTGTATTTCCAAGCTGGTGACGAGGAAACTCCAGAATTGTATGCGTTGCTGGTTAAAAGTGTTTGACCATAATTGGAGATTTCAGAAGCCAATCCAAAATACGAACCATCAATTGCTCTGTAGCTGGTTGTATTCCAAGCACTCGGCGGAACTCCCAAGCCGAGGTTGCTACCATCAAATACAAACGCAGAACCAGTAGTCAGTACCTTGGAGCCGTTAAGGTAGGCTACGCCATTGGCTGTGCCAGCAGATAGGATTGGGTTGCTAGAAAAAGTTTTGTTTCCGCCAATTGTTTGATCGCCGGTTGTATATACGCCATTGGTAACAGTTCCGGCGTTACCGCTTACATTTCCTGTCACATTGCCTGTAAGTGCACCATTAAAAGCTGTTGACGTGACAGAAGAAAGACCTGTTAGCGTTGTTGATGTAGCGCCAAGCGACACAGAAGTGCTACCAATAGTAATAGCACTATTAGTTAGTGAGCTATTACCAATGTTACTTAGAGTATTATTAGCACCACTAATAGTCTTATTAGTTAGCGCCTGGCTATCACTTGTACCAACAACAGTACCAGTTGGAGCTGTCTTTCCAGACCAAGCGGTTAAGTCAGCATCATATGCCTGAACTGTTGATCCAATGTCTGCATCCGTCAGCACAGACGAGTTATTAACCTGCACATCGCCTGTCCCAACCTTCAACGCAGTCGCAGTGCCATCACCGTCATAAACAGTCTTTGGCGTCGAAGTAACACCGCCATCAACATGAAGTAGCTGACCATAGGTGTCTTTAATCTTTGTTGCTGTTAAGCTAGATGGCATGATTTACTCCGTGACGATCGGTTCTGGTTCTGGTGGAACGTAGTCGTTCCATAATTGTACGCATTTATTAGCCCATGCCGGTAGCTTGTCAATTAATTCATTGGGCGGTTTTGGCGTAAATGGATCATCGTCATCGCTAAATTCAATCCAGCCCTTATTGTCATACCATTGGAGCGCATGAATATCTGCTGGAATTTCACAGCTAGTTAAATCAAGTGGCGCAAATTTGCTAACACTATCAATTGCAACAAAACCGTCAATCGGAATAATTGTTAAACGCATTATTTAACTCCAAGTTTGAGTAATTCTAAACTAGATTGATTTGCTTCAACCATTGAGTTGCGAAATGACTCGACCGCAGCACCAGTTTGACGTTGCATCTGACTGTTCTCAATTAAAAGAATTGGCATCCAGGCCATAGAGCAGCCCCAGTCTTCAATTTCTTCCATTGATTGCGGGTCTTTGCCACGAATCTTTAAGAACCATGCGCAATCAAGTTGCTTGCATGGTTCAAAATTATTCAATGGGCAGTTTGGTTTAGATTCTATTTTCATATTAATTACGGGTGCAAATGATGACGTCGACGTATTGGACGGCCATATTAATAGCATCACCAGAAAATGATGCAGAGTGATTGTGGGAGCCGCCGCCGCCTACCGAGCTTGTTGACTGATTGGAAATAATACCTGTTTGATTACTAAACGCAAATGGTCCACCGACGGAGTCGTTATATATTGGAACAGTATGCGCATGACTCGGCATCTGCGCTGTTGACAGCGTTGTTGCGCCTATGCTAACAGAGCCAGTAACTGATCTGCTTGCAAATGCAGTGCTAAATGCTACTGAACCACCTGAACTAACTGATCCAGACACAACACGAAGCGTTTTATCATTGTGTGCAGTTGATTTAGTCCAGCCAGTTGGAGCAGAAGATTGCACAAACAGCATTACAGTACCAGATGGAAATGCCGTAGTTGCAGCCGTTGTTTGCTCAGAGTTATCTGGGAATACAATCTTTGTCGTTGCTTTAATCTCTGGAGCTTGAACTTTAGTCGAGCCAAACACGTTAGGCGCAGTCAAATCGCCTGACATGGTGTCGCCAGCTTTATTGACTGGCGTATAACCTAGCGCCGTAGCAATATCAGCGTTCTCAAGATTAGGAACAAAGTTGTTGCCACTAATCGTACCCATTGCAGCCCATGCTGTGTTAGCTGCATTACGCATACGCAGCACATTTGGGCTAACGCTAGTATCTAACCAAAAGCTATATGGCTGTACGCCACCAACCAAAGTAGATGGGTCTGTTGAACCACTAGCATTAGTAACTAGACTATCAATAGCCGCGTTAATGGCATTAACTAGCTGAAGGCCAGATAATATGCCTGTTGTTGGAATTACAAGTGTGCCTTGAGACATATTAGTACCCCTGAGCCAGATAGTTTACGGTTCTGACTACGCCAGTCCCGCCATTTAATACACGCACATTAAAACCATTAAGCGTTTCACTGCTCAAAATTATATCATCGCCAGCCGTTGCATTGACGATAGTTAGTTGTACCGCAGGTACGCTCATACCAGATGCGCCACCCAAGAATGGCGCAGCATAAGTAACAGTTGTGCCGCCAGTTGCTGTGGAGATTTGACCAGTATCAACACGGTCAGGGACGTCTACGCTAATAATAAAGTCGGTGACTTGGACGTTGACGTTAGGGTCGCTAGTCTCAATAAGAACGCGAGCCTTGAAATAACGTGCATTGTAATAACCTGGCAAATAGGATTGCCAATCACCATAAACACCTGCGTTATTGCCCAAAGCAAGCTGTGGTGTAATTTTAACTTTAGTGCCAAGGCCATTGCTTAATACATCAGTTAATGTAAATACGTCAGCAACTGCCAATATATTTTCATCAACATCAATTCCGCCACCATTAACTGTAATTGACACATTGCATGGTGTAACACGACCAGCATCAATAATATGGGCATTAGGCACTGTATAAGAGCCGGTCAACCCATCGACTTCTGATCCAGTTGTTGATAGTTGTAGTACGCCACCAGAAATCTCTGCATATCCAGATACAGCCCCAGTCCAAGCGATTGATTCGTCGTAAGTGGCAATGACGTTATTTTGTAGGATAGCACCAACAACAATAACATCAGTCGGATTAGCAGAATAGATTGATACACCAGCAGTTACCACAACCGCTGCCACCCAATAAGTTCCGTCGCCTTGGCAGGCAATCTGCGTCAATGGTGTACGCCCAATGACCTTGGCAGTTTCCCATGTGGACCCAAGCCTCACTTCATACTCAACAGTACGGAAGTCAGTAATTGCTGCCCAGTTAAGGACAAGCTGGCCACCACCGGCATTGTTATACACGGTAATGACATTACCGACATCTGCTGGAGATTGAGTCGTATTGATGCCAAATAACGTGGATGTAGCTGTGTATGGCTTGCCGACTTTAACGCCAAAGATAGGTGTTACTTCAACTTC